TTTGTCGTATTTGTTGTTGAAGCTGTTGGAATTTATTAAAAGAAAATTGTATACCACCACGAATTTTTTCTAAAGCGTCAGTACCTCTCTCTAACAGCTGCTCATTAGTCAGTAACTCCATAACTACTGTATATGTTGTAAAATAAGGTGTTCTCTAGGTGTTATCCCAAACGTTTCTCTCATCCATGTGAGCCAATTTCGACTGCCTTTAGCCTGATTACATTTCCAACATGAGGGTACAAGATTTGATGTAAGGTCTTCACCACCAAAGCAGCGAGGACGGACGTGATCAAGAGTGAGTTCATGTAATTCATAAGTTTCGCCGCAATAGACACATTGACAATTAAAGTGCTCTTTAATGGCTCTTCTCCAGAGCCTTTTAGCCTCAGGACTTGTCATGGTTATTAGGTTTTGTAGGTAGTGATCAGGGGTTGGCAGCAGCGGAATCATTTCCTAGACCGATTTCTAGCTCGATTAGTGGATGCTTTTTCCAAAACTGTTGAACCATCTTTTTTATGTGAGACATCTTTTCCGTCACCATTACCATAGGTATTACGTTTGTGATTCTCACGATTAAGTTCAACACGTTTCTCGATTTGCAGAGATTGTCGGTTATAACGCTTCTGTTGTTTGAGGCGTTTAGCTCGTGCTTTGGGGTTCTTTTTGTAGTATTCAGACGTACGACTTGCCATAAAGTCTCCGTTGTACAAGTTCTGGGTCTACTTTTGGGAGGACATTAGCAAGTTTATCAAGAGGTGAGCCTTCCATTGCAACACCACTAATGTCGTTTTTAGCGAGCCAATCACAAGCTGCTTTAAGCTCCTGTGCAGTGGCTTCACCAGATTTAATGCGGTTGAGGAATTCAGTAGTAACGAGGTTATGCAGCTCGTTAAACATCTCCTCTGTTGCTTTTTTCTTTGCCATTGCTCATCATCATTTGGTCAAGTTTAGTTTCAATACGAACCATGTGGTCCTCCATTTTGGCAAAGGCTTTTTCAAAGTCTTCTTTGTAGACATAATGTCTTGCCATTGTTAGTTCAGCCGTATCAATACGACGATCAACAAACTCTACACGGTTGCTTACTTCATCAATACGCTTATAAATGCGATTAGTGAGGGTAGCAAACCCTGTAACCATAGCCAACGCTACTGCTACTCCAGCTTCAAACATTACATGTACCCCATGTAAAGTTGAACAGCGTCAGCATTAATAGCTGTTGCATCAAGTAAGGTATCACCAGCCGTCATTGAATAAGCAATACCGTTAGTGAAAGTAATGCCACTGGTAAAGTTTACTTCTTTAGAAACACCTGAGCTTAATTGTATAACTGCCACTGGAACGTCAGTACCAACAACGGGTACTCGATTTAGGTTATAAAGCCTAAGATGGCAGTCATTGCCTACACCAGCTGTAGCAGTGTTATGAATAATCATATTAAAAACAGTACCAGCACTAGCCTTTACAGACGTAGCGTTGGTACTGTTAGTTGAGCTTTTAAAGTGAACCTTAGTAGATACAGGTAGTTGTTTTTCGTACCTACCAGGTATGATGTAGTGGGTAGTACTAGTCATGTTGCTCCATCAATCGAATCAACTTCTGTGAGTAGATGGGATCAGTTGCATAACCTTCTCGCTTAAGGAGGTATGCACAGTCTTCACGAGAGGTGGCTCGATTGACACCCTTATAACCTTTGTAATCCTTGTACCATTGGGTGACAAGGTGATTCACACAGTCATATGGGGTAGCGAAGTCTTTAAAGGAAGCTTTGATGGTTACAGGACCATTACCGTAGTCTTCCCAGGTGGTCTTAACCGTACCTGTTCCTTTGATACCAAAGTAGTTATTCTTGCCAGATAGTGCTGTACCAAATGCGCTTTCAAGTGCCCATTGTGCAGCAACTACTTCTGGGAACTTAGCACCGGCTGCCTTTGCTGCAGCTTCAATGCCTTCCCAGGTATTTGTAAACTCTTGGGGTTTAGATGTGGTAGGAGTAGCTGGAGCTAATGTAGAACGCCAGGTCCGTACCCATGGAGCACCATCAGAAAGGCCATAATTACCGAGGAGTGCCTCAAGTTGAGCTATAGCCTTGATTTGATGAGGCAACCCCTTGTAGTTATCAATAACGTCAAGGAGTTTGATGCTCATTTGAAAAGAGTGTCCTTAATAGCTTGAATCTTATCGTCTTCCTTGCGGTGAGGTTTAATAGCTTCAATACCACGTAGGATGACGTGTACAACACTGTTCTCTTTTAGTTTACTGTTACCGATGACTTCGGAACCAATAAACAATGCAAAGAAGGCAAGTGCCTCATAGGTCACTTTAATGCCAAGAATTTCAATCATGGTTGGTTACCTCGTGTGTAGGGGTTGGTAAGGATCGGCTAAGTCACGTGTTTTTGTCATAGTTAGATATCAGTTTTATAGAAAACTTTATGCCACAAAGTACACGATGCTGAACGTAAGATTAGTGGTATCGGTCAAGTCGGCTAGCGTAAGTGCTGCTGGAGTTGTGGCCGCTGTTGTCAGTTTGTTTAGATTGACTTGATTAGAGCCTAATATTGTGTAGCCACCGATCCCCACGACGCTTGTAGCTAGATTTGCAAACGCCTCAACGCTCATTGTACTATGCAAGCCATTGTTGTTAGGGATTGAAAATGGTAGATCGCTAACCCTGATATTGCCAGTAGCATCTGTTGACTTTGCCGTCAGAACGATTTTGCCAGTTGCAATCACACAGTTACCGATTCGTACATAGCGTCCCTGTTGAATGCTATAAGCCCAGCCTGTTCCGGATACCGTGGCACCAAGAAGCTGAGGAGTCCAAGAACCTGAAGTAAAGGTATCTAAAGCCTCACTTGACGAACCAAAGCGTAGAGAACCATTGAGGGACAAAGATCCTGCAGGGCTGGTTCCGGTAATAGACTCAAGCTCTGAAGCGCAGTTTACAAGCCTGTAGTTGGCCCAATCGGATTTGATTCCGCCGGTGGCCAGGCTTATATTGCGCAGCTCAAATGCACTTTCTGGCCGTCCAGAGCTAGGCTCTGTGCCAACAATTCTCACAGCATCGCTGGCAAGCACCCCATCAGTGACTGCGCAATTCAAGGCTCCCGTGGTACCTACAAAGACAAGGCCAATTTGCTGCGTGGCGTAACCGAGTGATACTGCATCACTTCCGGGACCAGAAGGCATGTATTTGCAACCCAATTCAGTGTAGACGCCATTGACTGTGTTGGAATAGCTTGTGGGTTCAAATACAATGTTAGCGCCGAAGTTATTTTCAGAAACAATGCCGTAGATGTGGCATGACCGATGAGGGCCAAAGTAAACGCCACAATTCTCTTTGATGAGTTGTGGATCCGACTCTCTAAAGGTAGAAGACGAGCCATTTGATGCAGCCCTTAGATCATAAATATAAAGAGCATTTACTTTGTCTTGTGCGGTCCAACCATATCGGTCATCAGCTGCTCCTAACTCAAAGCCTCTTCCTGGGTTTCGTTCACACCGGACGCTTCTCACTGAGCCAGAGTAAGTGCCGTTAAGGGAGACGCCTGCTATCGTGGCACCATACGCAAAGATTCTGTCAACTTCAAGGTTTTGTACTCTGACTGTATAAAGGCCATATGCGGCTTTGCTGTTAGCGTCCAGAATTACATCATAGATACCAAAAGTTGTAATAGTGTTTGCAAAGGTTGCAGACGGCTCAACCCCTATGGCTTCAGGAGAGGCGGCAATTACTGCGGAAGTCGCCGATATTGGTCCATCGTACTTAATGATAACCTGAGACCATGCCGAAGGACCTCCGGCCTGTGCTGTATAAGGATATGTACCACATTTGACCAACCCTTTAATGCATACATTACGGTTGACTGCTGGATCAACAATCAGGGCGCTGGTGATCCTGTAGATCCCAGCAGGCATGACAACGGTGCCAGCTGAATCAATAGCAGCCTGAATAGCCGCCGTATCATCCGTAACGCCATCTCCAACCGCTCCAAAGTCCTTAACACTCACCACATCTTGCAGCTTTGATTCAACGGTGCGCTGCACAGCACCAGTACCGGCCTGGATGAAACCTCCACCCAGGTCGGCTAAGTTACGTGTTTTTGTCATTTTTAACTGTAATAAGGTATTTTGCTGTCAACACCATTGATGTTAATTGTAATATACCCAACAGGACTTACCGGAAGAGCGGAGGCAGCACCTGCAACAGCTGATGTAGTACTCGTCCCATTAACTCGTAGATAAGTACCGCTAGAATCTGGTCCAATATCAAATCGATTCCTAGTAGCTGTCCAAATAATTTGGCCTAATGTACCATCATCATTATTGGCTCGTAAGCTACATTGACCGCTTGATGCAACCAAAACCCAAGCCTTACTGTCAGCTGCACCATCTATTTCATACAACGAATAAGC